CCAGACGATTGATGTTTACATTAGCAAAAAGTCAATTTCACAAAGATCCACAATTAAGACATACTATATCTAATGAAAGTCTCCTTTCTATTGATATGAAATACTTTGATAAAGAAGGCTTTGAACTTAATGCCGTTGAACAAGTATACTATCGTATCAACGGTGTTCACATTGGTAGACACTTACATCACACCGCTTGCCAGGCTGATTGGATATTAGGTCCAACAGAACCACGAGCAGGTGCTTACTTTGATCATGCTATGATACTAACTCGTTGGGATTATCAAGGTGCTGCAAGAGATCAATTAGAAATTGCTGCTCAACGACGCCCACAACTTAATAAACTTCTAAAGATTAAACCAAAATGGGGCATTGACATTGCTATGGAATATCAATGGCCTGATGGTGATATTACAGAACTATTCCACATTGAGATTGATAAAGATAATTTAGATGAGATACACGAGTGGAAGAAAAAGATAGAAGATATAGTTCTTAATACTGATTGGACAAAGACTGCTCAAGGTATTATGGATCGCAAATCAGAGTGGCTTGAAATGAACGCAGATGATCAAAGCGATTGGCTTTGTCGCTTTGTGGGCTTACCTCGAGCCTACGACACTATTAAGGTTTTATAATTTCCGTCAACGCATTTACTAAATCTTCAATCATTGCGTCAGTATGTAAAGGCGTTGGAGCAATTCTCAGCCGTTCCGATCCCACAGGAACAGTAGGATAATTAATAGGCTGAACATATATGTCGTAGTCATTTAATAACCTATCACTTATTTCCTTACACTTCTTTGCGTCATTCACCATAACTGGTACAATGTGTGTCTCGTTTTTAAGTAATGTTATGCCTGCGTCTTTGAGTTTATTCTTTAATGTCTTTGCTCGTTCTTGATGTTTTTCTCTCAATTCATTATGTTCTTTAAGATACTTTACACTTGCCATTGCTCCAGCACATATAACTGGACTTAAAGATGTAGTAAAAATGAAACCATTGGCCAGGCTGCGAATACAGTCAATGACGCAATGGTCAGAAACAATATAACCGCCACCCACTCCATAAGCCTTTCCCAAAGTTCCGTTAATAATGTCAATGCGTTTCTGAAGACCATGTTTCTCACTTTTGCCTCCTCCTCTCTCTCCGTATAATCCAACTGCATGAACTTCGTCTAAATATGTAATAGCACCGTACTTGTCTGCTAGGTCACATATCTCGCTTAAATTACTCACATACCCATCCATGCTGTACACTGACTCAAATACTATACAAGGTGTTCCTTTAATTTCCTTTAACACATCTTCTAAATGGTTCATATCATTATGATTAAAGATCACCTTTGGTGCTCTACTATGACGCATACCTTCTATAAGACTGTTATGATTTTTACTATCTGAAACAAACACAATATCTGGAATAATCTTTGCTAGTGCTATAAGCGACCATTCATTTGCCACATAAGCACTAGAGAATAACAAAGCACGTTCCTTACTATGTAATGATGCTAATTCATGTTCCAGGGCAACATGATAATGTGTGGTTCCGGCTATATTTCTTGTGCCGCCCGATCCTGCTCCAGCACCTTCTAATGCTGTTCGCATCGCATCAAGAACTACTTTGTGTTGACCCATGCCAAGGTAATCATTAGAACACCAATTTACTATCTTTTTAATAGCATAGGGCCCATACCAAAGGGCATGTGGGAAATCACCACACTCTCTCATAATATCGTTGAAAACTCTATACTTGTTTTCAAGTTTGAGACCTGTTATAGTTTGTTCAAATAATTGTTTATTAAGCATTACTTTCTATTTATTTTTATAAATATCTGTTCAATTTATTAGGATAAAACATGCCCTATAGTTCTAAAGAAGGTAAAGCTCAAACTGTAGAATGGGTTAAAGAAATACAAGAACCTATGGAAAGAGTGTTAGATCTAGGTACCGGTAAGGGAACTTATAGTAAACTTTTTAGAAAACATCATACAACACAACTTTATAACAGTTATTGGATTGGAATAGAAGTTTGGGTACCTTATATTAATAAGTACAATTTATACAAAAGGTATCATCAAATTATTAATGAAGATATTAGAAAGGTTGACTACAAGGCCTTATCTCCTATAAACTTAGCATTTGCTGGTGATGTTCTAGAACATATGACTAAAACAGAATCTATTAAAGTAGTAGATAGTGTATTAGCTATTTGTCCAAGACTTATTATAAGTATTCCAATAGTTCATTATCCTCAAGATGCTATAGAAGGTAATCCTTTTGAAATTCATGTTAAAGACGATTGGTCACATGAAGAAATAATGGATACCTTTCCACAGATAAAGAAAAGTTGGACAGGAAGTGAAGTAGGATGTTATCTTTTATCATCTATCTAGCAGGTCATAAGAAGACCGAGGAACACTTGCCTACTTTAGTAGAAAGTGCAAACAATCATCATTGGAACATAGAACTATTTCCGGGATTCGATGGAAGAAGTCATCGCTTTCCTTATAAGATAGATCAACGCTATCCGAAAGGTGCTGATCAATTTACTAGAGCAGGAGTGCGTGGATGCTTTATGAGTCATTATGCTCTTTGGAGAAAATGTTTAGAACTTAAAGAGCCAATCGGAATCTTTGAAAGCGACATCGTTTTTTGTAAAAGAGCACCAATCTCACTAAAAGATTGTGATATTATTAAATTAGATGGATTTAGAACAACCAAGCCTGCTGCTACTGGTATTTGGCACGAAGGTGCTCATGCTTACATTCTAAAACCAAGTGGTGCTAGAAAATTAGTTGATTGGACTGAAACATGGGGAGCAAGTCCTGCTGATTATATGTTAGGAGATAAAGTTCTTAAAATTGGTTTCGATTTTGAAGATCGTGTGAAATTAGTAAAGAGTGATTCAAGTCTTACTTGGAATCTAGAAGACGAGATGCTATAATATAAAAATAAGGAGATATAAATGAGTCGTGTTTATGGACCTGAGGAAAAGGCCAAACTCTTGAGCGTTATTGATCAAGGTGTTGCTGTTCTACAGGAAGTTGATGATCTTAAAGGTGGGCTTCGTGATACTATTAAGTCAATTGCTGAAGAATTAGATATTAAACCTTCGTTGCTATCAAAAGCAGTTAATGTTGCTTATAAGCGTAATTGGGGTGAGGCTCAAAGCGAGATGGAAGAACTAGAAAACATTCTAGTTACAACTGGCCGAGATCATTGACAACCGACGAGAAGCCATATCAATGGCTTGCTTGGATTGGAACTATTTTTGTTTTAATTTCAGCCTTTATGGCTTCTCGTAATTTCTACCCTTGGTATGCTTATGGTTATATTATTTCTAACTGTATTTGGATAGTTATAGGCGTTTTATGGAAAGAAAAAACTATTATAACTATCAATGCCGGTGTTAATATTATATATATTGCTGGACTTTATTTTAGTTAAGAGTCGTTGCCTTAAGCAACATGTAGAAGGTATGCGGGCCAGAAGCCGCGGGAGAGAAGATGAGTTACGTAGACGGTATATTTGACAGATCTAACGACATTATTAAAATTGTAGAACGTGAGCAAGGTAAGAGACAATATAAAGAATATCCTGCTCGTTATGTCTTTTATTATCCAGATCCTAAAGGTAAATATGAAAGTGTATACGGCGAGAAACTAGGCCGTGTAAGTGCTCGTAATCAAAAGGACTTTCACAAAGAACTAAAGATACACAGTGGAAAGAGGTTATATGAAAGTGATATTAACCCAATCTTTAGATGTCTTGAGGAAAACTACCTTAATATTGATGCTCCAGAGTTACACATTGCTTTCTTCGATATTGAAACAGACTTTGATCCCGAACGTGGATTTGCTGACCCTAACGATCCTTTTATGGGCATTACTGCTATTTCCGTTCACCTTAAATGGCTCAACAGATTAGTTACACTTGCTGTTCCTCCAAAAGGACTAAGTGTGGAAAAGGCACAAGAACAATGTGCTGAGTTTGAAGATTGTTTTGTCTTTGAACGTGAAGCAGACATGCTTGAAACTTTCTTAGACTTAATCGACGATGCTGATATTATTAGTGGATGGAACTCAGAAGGTTACGACGTTCCTTATACTGTTAATAGAGTTGCTCGTGTTTTGAGTAAAGAAGATACAAGACGTTTTTGTCTATGGGATCAATTTCCAAAGAAACGTGAGTTTGAAAAATACGGACGTATGATGGTTACATATGACTTTGTCGGGCGTGTTCATCTTGATAGTTTAGAACTTTATCGCAAATATACTTACGAAGAAAGACATACATATCGACTCGATGCTATTGGTGAAATGGAAATCGGTGAACGTAAAACTGTTTACGAAGGTACTCTCGATCAACTTTATAACAATGACTTCCGTAAGTTTATTGAATATAACAGACAAGACGTTGCACTACTTAATAAGTTAGATGACAAATTAAGATTTATCGATCTTAGTAATGAACTTGCTCATGCTAATACTGTTCTACTACAAACAACAATGGGCGCTGTTGCTGTTACTGAACAAGCAATTATAAACGAAGCACATCATCGTGGACTAATTGTTCCTAATCGTCCAAAGCGTGATGATACTGAAAATACACAAGCCGCAGGTGCGTATGTTGCGTATCCAAAGAAAGGCTTACACGATTGGATTGGCAGTATGGATATTAATTCACTGTATCCAAGTGCTATTAGAGCATTGAACATGGCTCCAGAAACAATCGTTGGACAGTTGCGTCCTATAAAGACAGATGAATACATCGAAACACAGATGCGTCTACATAAGAAGACTTTTGCCGCAGCATGGGAAGGTATGTTTGGTACCTTTGAATATGATTGGGTTATGGAGAAAAATAAAGCTGAAGAAATTATAGTTGATTGGGAGAATGGTGAATCAACTGTAATGAGCGGTGCTGAGATCCATAAGCTAATCTTTGATAGTCACAACCCTTGGATGCTTAGTTCTAATGGTACAATCTTTACACACGAATATGAAGGAGTTATTCCTGGTATTCTTAAGCGTTGGTATGCCGAACGTAAAGAACTACAGGCTAAGGCTAAAGAAGCATTTAAAGTAGATAATAAGATTGAATATGCGTTTTGGGATAAACGTCAGTTAGTTAAAAAGATTAACTTAAATTCATTGTATGGTGCTATTCTTAATCCGGGCTGTCGTTTCTTCGATAAACGTATCGGACAATCAACTACACTTGTTGGTAGACAAGTTGCCAAGCATATGGCAAGTAAAGTTAATGAAATTGTAGCAGGTGACTATGACCATGTAGGTAAGAGTATTATTTACGGAGATACTGACTCTGTATACTTTTCCGCATATAATGTGCTCAAGAAGGATATAGAAGCTGGGAATATTCCCTGGAGTAAAGACAATGTTGTTAGTTTGTATGATCAAATATCAGACGAAGTAAATGGTACATTCTCCAATTTTATGCTACAAGCATTTCATTGTCCAAAGAGTCGAGGTGAGGTTATTAAGGCTGGTCGTGAAATTGTCGGCAGCAAAGGACTATTCATTACAAAGAAGCGTTATGCTGTTCTGTATTATGATCAAGAAGGTAAACGATTAGATGTTGACGATAAGCCAGGTAAGGTTAAAGCAATGGGGCTCGATCTTAAGAGATCAGATACTCCAGAATTCATGCAAGATTTTTTAAGTAAGATCCTCGACCGCGTTCTAAATAATGCTGAAGAAGATGAAATTCTAGATATGATTACACAGTTTAGAACTGACTTTAAGAGTAGACCTGGTTGGGAGAAAGGTTCTCCCAAGCGAGCAAATAACATTACTGAATATCAAAAGAAAGAACAGAAGGCTGGTAAGGCTAATATGCCAGGACACGTTAGAGCAAGTATTAACTGGAATACTCTTAAGAAGATGTATAACGACAACTACTCCATTACAATTAGTGACGGTGCTAAAGTTATTGTTTGTAAGTTAAAACATAATCCAATGGGTTTCACATCTGTTGCGTATCCAGTTGACGAATTAAGATTACCACAGTGGTTTAAAGAACTACCATTCGATGACGCTGAAATGGAATCAACAATTATTGATAATAAGTTGAGTAACTTAATTGGAGTTCTTGATTGGGACCTAAACAGTACAACAGAAAAAAATACGTTCAATAAATTGTTTGATTTTGGTCAATAGATTTAGTATAATACACATACATGGAGAATAAAATGATCGATTTCTTAAAAGACTTAGTAGAACATACACATTCATTAGGCGTCATTGATCTTGTTAAGATTACAACTGATAAAAGTTCAACTGCTATTGATGGTATGGCAGAGAACAGAACTGTTATCGTACAGGCAGAAACAAAGAACCCAGTTAAGGAAGTTAGTGGTACATTTGGTATGCCTAATCTTAATAAATTAAACTTACACCTTAACAATCCTGAATATAAAGAAGGTGCTAAAATTGAAGTAGTTTGGGATCAACGTAATGGCGAAGATACTCCAGTTGCTATTCACTTTGAAAATGCCACAGGAGATTTTAAAAACGAATATAAGTTGATGGGGCAGGCGCTTGTCAATGAAAAATTAAAAACTGTTAAGTTTAAAGGTGCTTCATGGAGTGTTGATTTAGAGCCCAGTGTTACAAGTATTAGCAGAATGAAACTACAAGCAGCCGCGCACACTGAAGAAACTGTATTTCTTGTTAAGACAGAAAATAACGAACTCAAGTTTTACTTCGGTGATGCCAGCACACATGAAGGTAGTTTTGTATTCCAGCCCGGTATTACAGGTAAGTTGAAGCAGAATTGGTCTTATCCAATTGCTCAGTTTATTAGCATTTTAAATCTTGCGGGTGATAAGACTGTTAAGTTCAGTGATGACGGTGTTGCTCTTATCACTGTTGACAGTGGTCTTACTGTTTACAACTATTACATTCCGGCGCAGACAAAATGATGTCTTTAGAAAAGATTGAAACTATCTTCTGGATTCTTCTAATACTTTTTCTTATCCTTTTAGGTATGGAACAATATACACATGGTGTAAAGTGTAGAGATGCTGGAGGTATTCCTGTAGATACTAAGTGTATAAATCCAGCAGCAATTATAGAGGTAGATTAATGACGAACTTATTTCAACTGGGTAAATTTGTATCACATGCTGGTAATGAGTTAGATTGGAAGATAGAGTGCGATGCTCTAACAGATCAAGATTGGAATTGTCTTGCCAAAATGATTAGCGAACGTTGTCAATTTGGATCTGTCTATGGTATTCCACGCGGTGGTGTAAAGTTACAACAGGCTCTCGAAAAGTATGTAACTGAAAAGAATCCTTATCGCCTTGTAGTAGATGATGTTTATACTACTGGAAAATCTATGCGTGAAGCTATGCGACCCGGCGATCTTGGATTTGTTGTGTTTGCTAGAAAAAGAGTTGAGTTTGATGCACATACTTACATCAGAGCATTGTTCACTATGGATATAATATGATAGAGAATTTAACAAAGGCACAAAAGGACTATGCTGTTTTTTTACCAGCAGTAAGTTCTTTCTATTCTACATTTATAGGCAAACAACGATTTGGTCCTTATGTTGATCCTGCTCGTATTCCTGCAGGATTTACAAATGGTATAGAAGGACTTAACTTCTTAGATCCAGAAGCAGGATACTTTTATTACAAGTGGTGTTTGTATTCTGCAGGTCATGCTGATCTTGATCTCACAAAGATGAGCGAAAAAGAAGATATGTTCCGCAACCGTCCTCGTAACGGCAATAGTATTGTTGTTGGAGATAGCGGAGGCTTTCAGATCGGTAAAGGCGTATGGGAAGGTGATTGGAAAGATCCTAACTGTCCTAAGGCAAGTAAGAAACGTCAACAAGTTCTTGCTTGGATGGATACACTTATGGACTATGGAATGATTCTTGATATTCCAGCATGGGTCGCTCGTAGTCCAGCAGGTGCTAAGGCAACTGGCATTAGTTCTTATCAAGAAGCAGTTAATGCGACTTTTATTAACAATGATTATTTTATTAGAAACAGAAATGGGAGTTGTAAGTTTTTAAATGTTTTACAGGGAGAAAATCACAATGAGGAAGATGATTGGTACGATCGTCAAAAAAAGTATAGCGATCCTAAAGTATATCCGAACGAACATTTCAACGGATGGTCTATGGGTGGTCAAAATATGTGCGATGTTCATCTCGTTTTACGTCGTCTTGTGGCTCTTCGTTACGATGGGCTAATTGAAAAGGGCAAACAGGACTGGATGCATTTTCTAGGTACAAGTAAACTAGAGTGGGCATGTTTGTTAACTGATATACAACGAGCAGTTCGTAAGTATCATAATGAAACCTTTACAGTTTCATTTGATTGTGCTAGTCCATTCCTTGCTACTGCTAATGGACAAGTTTATATTCAAACGGAGACACCACATCATAAGAAATGGACATATCGGATGGTTCCTTCTGTAGATAATAAAAAGTATTCTACAGATACTCGTTCATTTAGAGATGCAACATTACAAGATAAAATCTTTAAGAACTTTGATGATTCTCCAATTAGTATTAAAACTCTAGTTAAAGATGTTTGTATATATGCACCCGGCGACCTAAATAAGATCGGTAAGGAAGGTAGAACATCTTGGGATAGTTTTTCATATGCTATCCAGATGGGACATAATGTTTGGATGCATATTAATTCAGTTCAAGAAGCAAATAGACAATATGATAACAGTGTAGTTCCAAACATGTTGTTTACTGAAGGATTCGATCGTATATATTTTAGAGATGTTATAGATAGAATCTTCGAAACAGATGATCGCGAAAAGGCAGAAAAACTTGTCGAAGATTATAACAAGTTCTGGATTAGCATTATCGGAACTCGAGGTGCTACCGGAAAGAAGACTGTAAATTCTTCAACATTTTTTGGTAAAAACTTTGATGTTGAAGAAACTCCAGTCGAACATCATCTAGACGACAGTGGTTTAGATGAAAGCAACCTTGAAAAGTTAGAGGAGTCAGTAGAATGATTACAGAAGACAAACTTGAATCACATCTTAAAGTGGTGAAAGCAAAACACGATGCTCTTGACAAGATGATTGTTGAAGCATATAATCACTACATAGACGATAACGAGGTCCATAAGATGAAAGTTGAAAAACTACATCTTAAAGAAGAAATAGATAGTATTAAATCTAAATTAAAGGTTCATTAAATGAAAAGAGACTACAACGACGGTGTTAAGGACGATGTTACATTCTTTGTTGGCACCGAAATCGAACATACGCCTGCGTATGGTAAGACTACACTGTTCGTTGTAGGCTTACAGAATCCAGATAAGGTTGCTAAACTTGCTCAAAACGTAAATGCTGATCACATTTACCTAGGTGCTAATCACAGTTTCAATGGTACTAATCTTATGTACTGGGAAGCAGTTATTCTAGAACTTCTTAAGAGAGACTTCTGGGTAACTCTAGATTTTGATTACAAATACTATAATGATATAATGGATAGTCTTGCTCTTTGGAATGAACATGATAGATTTATTACCCAGATATCTGTAAAATTGCCATATACATCATTGCTTAATTACAACACTTGTGTTAAGATAGATGATAAGGATTTTAGAGCAACTAATCCAGGTGTTTGGGTACATCACTTACATGAATTACAAGATAGATCAAAGTTTACTGATTGGTCACAATATACAAAGGATAAACCAATTGTAGTATCAGAACCAGATGAATCTGTTACTACCGTTATTACAGATGATATTTTAATTGTGGAGACAACATATAATGGTGCCTGAAACAAGTATGATATGGGTTACTTTTCGTAGAGAAGGTATTCACAAATATCCAGCAGCCTTAGAAGATCCTAAACTAGAAGATGTAAGTTTTTTAGGTTATCCTCATAGACACATATTTCACTTTAAGGTATGGATTGAAGTATTTCACGAAGATCGTGAAATTGAATTTATTCAATTTAAGCGTTGGTTAGAAAGTCTATACAGCGGAACACTCGAATTAAGTTATAAAAGTTGTGAGATGATTGCTGAAGACTTATATCATCAGATTATACAGAAATATCCGAATAGAAATGTTTGGATTGAAATTAGTGAAGATGGTGAGAACGGTTGTTTTAAACAATGGAGAACAGAATGAGCACAAGTCGATATCCCGATACTAATAAGATTTTTGACGAACTCGATGCTTACTTGGCATTTTGTAAAGAGTTCGGTTATGTCTACAACGAAAAGGATCTATGGAATTTTAAGAGTCCATATGGTCAGTTCGATCGCTATCGTCGTGGTCATCGTATAACAAATAATTGGAGAGAAGACCGTTTTAATGTCTCAGCCTAATTGGACAGTTACTTTAGAAGAAGATCCAGATACGGGAGAAGTAATTCTCCCTCTTCCCAATGACATGTTATCACAATTAGGTTGGACTGAAGGTGCAACCATTTATTGGATTGATAATAAGACCGGTACTTTTACTTTAACAGATAAGGAACAAGATGTTATATCTAATTGATTTAGAACCTGTTGATACTCGTTATACTGCACAGTGGAAAGAATATCTTCCTAAACAACTAGAAGAAGCTAAAATTCCTGTTACAGTTATAGGAGGAGGGAATGTTTCTCAGACATTAACTCCCGGTGCTTTTTTAAATTTTTCAGCAACAAATACTTACAAAAGTAATCAACTTTTAAAAATTGCGAATCTTTTCTTAACTCAAAGTATTAAGGACGGCGATTATTTTCTTTATACAGATGCTTGGAACCCTACTGTTATACAATTAAAGTATATGGCAGAACTTTTAGGTATTAAGATTAAAATCGGTGGTATGTGGCATGCCGGTAGTTATGATCCTCAGGATTTCTTAGGTAGACTTATCGGTGATGTTCCTTGGGTTAGAAATGCAGAAGCATCGATGTTCCATTGTTATGATCACAATTTCTTTGCTACAGAATTTCATCTTAAAATGTTTCTTAAAGAACTGTTTGGCGAAGAAGATATAGAAAAATGGAAGAAGTATTATCCAGGAACATTAGTTGTAGGTTGGCCGATGGAATATATGTATGAACTATTGGCGCCGTATATGAATACTGTTAAAAAAGACAAAATTATTTTCCCACATCGGATTGCTCCAGAGAAACAACCAGAAATTTTCAAAGATCTAGCAGAATCTATGCCAGAAGTTGAGTTCTTTATAGCACAAGAAAGAACTCTTACAAAACAAGATTATTATACTAATCTTGCAGAAAGTAAGATTGTTTTTAGTGCTAATTTACAAGAAACACTAGGAATATCAGTTTATGAAGGTGCAATGATGGGCGTATTTCCTTTAATGCCCGATAGACTTAGTTACAAAGAAATGTGGCCTGAAGGAACTCTTTATCCAAGCGAATGGACTGAAAACTGGGATTCTTATCTTAAACATAAAGATAATCTTATAGATATTATAAAAAGAATCCTTGCTGCATACAATGAAGAAAATACTCCAGCAATGATTTATGAAAATAGAAGAGTATCTGAACAAGTAGGTGAAAAGTTTTTTAATGGCGCGGCTCTTTATCAAACAATAATTGACTCTCAGGTCTAAATAGTATACAATTAAAAATCGCAATCCACTGCGTCAACATCGGAGAAAGAAAATGACAATGACTAACTGTACATGTAACGGCACCGCCGCTACTATTGCTAATCGCCTAAAGGAAAAAGGCGTTAGATTTTTTTGTAATGACAACATTAGTGAACATATCCTTCCTGAGGAACACGATCTTCTGTTAGCAGAAGTTGAAGAAAACATGAAGAAAGTGCTCGAAAGTCTTGTCATTGATACAGAAAATGATCACAACACAAATGATACTGCCCATCGTGTTGCTAAAATGTTTATGAATGAAATTTTTTCAGGGCGTTATGAACCACAACCTAAGATTACAGCATTTCCAAATGCTAACGAATATGATCAACTTTATGTAACTGGTCCAATCACAATTCGTTCAACTTGTGCTCATCACTTCCAAGGTATTAGAGGTAAAGCATATATTGGTGTATTCCCTGGTAAGAATGTTATTGGATTAAGTAAGTTCAATCGTATCACAGATTGGATTGCAAGTCGTCCACAAATTCAAGAAGAAATGACAGTTCAAGTTGCTGATGAAATTGAAAAGGTTACAGAAGCAGAAGGTGTTGCTGTTCTTATTCAAGCAGAACATTTATGTATGACACATCGCGGTGTTCGAGAACACGAAAGCGATATGACTACTTCTATTATGCGTGGTGCTTTTAGAGACGATCCTGCTCTTAAACAAGAATTCTTTAATATAGTAGCGAGGATGAAATAGAATGTCATGGTTGGGAGATATGCTTTCAAATAAATTAAGTAGTAGTACATCAACAAGTTCAACAACTACAGTAACAGGCGGAACATATGGAGTAGTAGGTTCTACTACTTCTACTTCGAATAGTGGGTATTTTGGTGGTAACGGAGGTATAGGACAATTATCTTCAGCCCCCTATCCATATATTACAACCGGTTCGGGTGGATTATCTAACAACGGTACCATTCATATCAGTGGTACAAATCCTACATTAGCAACAGACAACGTAAAAATCGATCTTAATGAATTAGGTGAACTTATATCTATTCTAAAAGAACGATTTTTAATTATTACACCTAATTTTGAAAAGATGGAAAAGTATCAAGCATTAAAGAAAGCATACGACCATTATAAATTAATAGAATCGATGCTTGGAGATGAAAATGACAATAAATCATAATACTGTAACAATAGCAAGTAGTGATACTATAGATTTAAGTGAATTTGCATTAGGCACTAACTCTACAAATAATACAATGTATTATACTACCGATACTGGAACTATAAGCACTATTACATTAAATCCACCTGCAAATTCTTATTCAATGGCACCTGGAGAAAGTTATTGGGATTCTATCAGTACTAGTTTTCGAAATATGAAAGAGTTTGAAGATACAATGCCTAGTTTGACAAAAGTTGAAGAAATGTGTAAAATGTATCCAGCAGTAGATAAAGCCTTTGAAAATTTCAAAGCAATTTATAATTTAGTAAAAGACGACTACGAAGCAAGGAAAAACAATGACTCCTAAAACATATCTATCTTGGAACTATGTAGAAAAGCATGTAAATAATCTTGCTGTTCAACTCTATCGAGATAATTGGAAACCCGATTATATTGTTGGTATTCACAGTGGCGGAAGTATTCCTGCTGTTATGCTCGGCAAAATGTTAGGAATTAAAACACATACTCTTGATGTTCGTTTAAGAGACGGGGACGGAGATGGTCCTGAATCTAATGCTTGGATGGCAGAAGATGCTTATAACCACAAAAAAATCTTAATTGTAGATGATATCAATGATAGTGGTGCTACAATCAATTGGATTAAAAACGACTGGCCGGCTAGTGCTTATCCTATGGATCCTCGATGGAATGATATTTGGGGAGACCGTGTTCGAGTTGCTGTTATGATTAATAACCTTTCAAGTAAAGCAAATGTAAATTATTATTCAACAGAAATTAATAAAGCTGAAAAGGACGAATGGATTGTATTTCCTTGGGAAGAATGGTGGAAACAATGATAGATAGATTTGTATACTTTCTTTTTATTGTAACTAACATTATGCTTTGTGTTCTTGTTACTGTTGACATGTACCAAGGAAAAAAGGCTTTAGAACAAATCAATATTCAATTCAATGCTATTAACGATATGGCTGTAAAATTTAATAATGATTTAGCAGCCATGGACAAACATGTTAACGATGTTCATTGGGGGTTTAAAGACTTTAGCAATTTTCCTCCACAGTTTGGTGGTGAAAAAAATAATATTGACAAATGATATTAAAATAGTTATATTATAGCTATGAAACTCAAGATATCAGAAATCTTTTATAGCTTACAAGGCGAAGGCCAGTATGTAGGCGTTCCATCTATATTTTTAAGAACATTTGGCTGTAACTTTACTTGCGGAGGCTTTGGTATGCCGCGTGGTCAAGTATCAACCGAACGAGACACTATTGCTAAAGACGGTTTAAAATATGCCGACTATAGAGACTTGCCTTTAGTATCTACAGGGTGTGATAGTTATGCTTCTTGGGATCCTAGATTTAAGCATCTATCACCTGTTATGGAAATTAAAGATATTGTTGATCGATTTCAAGCATTACTTCCAGATAAACTGTTCGGCGAGAAGCACTTAATTATCACAGGTGGTGAGCCGTTATTAGGATGGCAGAAGGCTTATCCAGAACTACTCACTGAAATTTATAATCGTGAAATGAAGTTGAAGTATCTTACATTCGAAACAAACGGCACTCAGCCTATAGATAAAGATCTTAGAGAGTATCTACGCAGACTTGCTGATGGATTCAATCTAGAAGTTACTTTTAGTATTAGTGCTAAACTTCCTTGTAGCGGTGAATCTATGGAAGATGCTATTAAGCCAGAAGTAGTTAAAGAATATCTTGTGCTACCCAGACAAAGAAGTTATTTTAAATTTGTTATTGCTAATGAGCAAGATGCATTAGATGCTCAAATAGCAATGCGAAAGTATAACGAAGCAGGTATTAATATTCCTGTTTACTTAATGCCCGTTGGCGGTACTAATTCAGTTTATGAAATGAATGAAAGACAAGTTGCGGACTATGCTCGTGATATTGGATATAGATTCAGTCCACGCATACAAGTTCCGCTTTATAAGAATGAGTGGGGTACATAATGGGATTTATGGATTGGTTATTTGGTACTAAGGAAGAACCAAAACTCGAAGAACAACCAAAAGTTAAAAAACCAAGATTATCAGAAAAAGAAAAGGCTACAAAGAATAAAGAGCCTTATGTTAATGTTCTTGAAACACATTTCGATCCAAAAGATCCAAATAATGGATACTTTGAATTGGATTGGAACTCTTACTTCATTGACGAATTACGAAAAGCAGGTTATACTGGGGAGAGTGAAGAGGAGATAATTGATAAATGGTTCAAGAACTTATGTCAGAACGTAATCGCAGAAGATCAGATGAACAAGGTAGTCCGAATAACATGAACTACATCATTGTAGATACTGCTAACACATTCTTCCGTGCCCGACACGTTGTTCGCGGAGATGCAGATATTAAAATAGGAATGGCACTACATGTTACATTGGCAAGTATTAAAAAGGCATGGCAAGACTTTAAAGGCAATCACGTTGTTTTTTGCTTGGAGGGCAGGTCTTGGCGCAAAGACTATTATACACCTTATAAGAGAAATAGGTCAGAGG